GCTGATGCAATGGTCTTTAAAGGCACAATAGGCGCTTCTGGCCAAAATCCGACTAGAACATCAATTCCAACAAATAGTTATAGTATTGGTGATACATATCGTGTTGTAACCACAGGAAATTATGGTACTACTTAGAACCCAATACAATGTGAAGTTGGCGATTTAATTATTGCTATCGCTAATGGTCCAGCTTCTGGAACTACTCTTATACCTAATGACTGGACTATTGCTCAAGGTAATATTGATGGCGCAGTAACTGGGCCGGCTAATGCGACAACAAATCATGTTGTAACTTTTACAGATAATTCTGGCAAAGTAGTAAAAGATAGCGGAATGACATTAGGAAAATCTGTGCCTAGCGGCGCAGTATTTACTGATACTACATACACTATTACTAATGGTACAGCGTATACAAATCATGAACTAACCGGTGGAGAAGGATCAAGTATTCTTGCATCCGTTAATTTAGGTGTTCTTACATTAGCGCAAGGCATTAAATTTACTACCGGAACAGTGAATGCTTCTTTAAATGCAACATAGAATGGTAGTAATACATAATATTGGAGGTGGGCTAAATGGCTATTAATAATTTTATTGATAGAATAAAGATTGGTAATTCTGAGGGAGAAATTGCCATTGGCTCATCGGCGTATGGAGAGTGTAGTACCACGGCTGGAACTAAAGCAAAAACCGTAGATATTCCTGGTTTTGCATTAAATAAAGGAACGACTATTCATGTTAAATTTATTCATGCAAATACTGCATCTGATCCAACTTTAAATGTAAATAATACAGGTGATATACCACTCAGATAGTATGGCACAACAGCTATGGGCGGCACGGCAAGTACTACAGGATGGAATGACAATGCTGTTTTAACATTGACATATGATGGTTCAGGTTGGATAAGAGATCAAGGTTATAACACTAATAGTACATATACTATTCCTGGAGTTTTTTGTAACTCAAGTGCGACTACTGCCGCGAAAGTTTCTTACAGTGATACTGCTAGATACTATGTATTGCGTGAAGGAAACATATTTGAATTAACATTACGATATGGTAATACTGTAAAAAGTGCTCTTACTTTAAATGTTAATAGTACTGGTGCAAAATCAATATATATAAATGATTCTATATCAAGCAGCACCAACTATGAATTACCCGCCGGAAAATATTTAGTTTACTATGATGGCACTAATTATCATATAAGAACAGATGGAAAGGCTCCAATTAGTATTGCGGGAAGTGCTGGATCAGTGCCATTATCTGGCATAACAGACGCGGATAATCTACAAGCTATTGAAGCATTAGAAGGAACTTCTGGCTTCTTAAAAAAGACTGCAGAAGATACTTGGACTTTAGATACAAATACTTATTCAACTACTTCTCATGACCATAATAGTACTTATTATAAATTAGATGGTTCTAATACAGGAACTAAGATTTCTCTTTCTACATAGTCAACCGCATATACTAATGGTATAACTTTCCTAAATAGTTCTACCAAAAAAGCAAATATTGGCTCAGATAATAATGGTGTATTAGGTCTTTATGCCGCGAATAAAATTGCTTTAAGACCAATTTTAGATGACGCTACTGATGGTGTTGAAATTTCTACAACATCTATAATTCCTACTAAGACTACTACTATGTCTTTAGGTACTTCAAGTAAAAAATGGTCTAATGTGTATGCTACTACATTTACCGGAAACTTAGATGGCGGTGTTAAAGTAACTGCTCATACTAATACTACTAATGGGACTAAGAGTTATTATCCTTGGTTTGGAACTGCGACTTCAGGTAATTTAGGACCGAGAGCATATGCAGGTGTCTATATCTTTGAAACAGTATCGGGTGGCGCGATAAGTTAGATTGATATGTGTATGGGTAAAAGTGGCATTAAAGGTACTTTTACTGTATGGAATGGTACTCATTGGGCAAATATCGCCGCGGATACTTTAACCGCAAACAGAAATTATACATTACCTAATTAGGCTGGCACTTTTGCATTACTAACTAAAACAGACACGAATGCATTGATTAATTTATTAGATACAGGTTCTTCTGATTTAACTTCAAATGATTATGTAATTACTCAATACGTTGGCGGTGGTACTACCACAACAACTTATCATAGACGACCTGCTTCTAAAGTAGTTAATGCTACATTAGTAAAGGCCGCGTTAGGAACAGTAGGCACAACGGCTAAAAAATTTCTAAAAGATACCGGCACGTGGGTATAGGTTGCTTGGGATGATTTAAGTGGAATACCAAGTACATTTACTCCTAGTTCTCATGAACATGATTATATTGGAAAAAATCACTATATTGCTTATCCTTCTGATGGAACTTATGAAGGAAGTGGTACTGTTACTGGTTATATTAAAATTAGGATTCCTGAAACTAAAAGCTCTACAATGTTCAGCTTTGATGTTGATATTTATAATTATATTGGAGACACAACTACCCGTTACCATATAGCTGGATATAATTATAGTAATGCTTCGTGGAATAATTGCACAGCTTATTGTATAGCACCATTTACAAACGAAAAAGCTAATTTACCTGTTAGATTTTTATCTAATGGTAATGATGAAATGTATGTCACTATTGGTGAAACTGATACTTCTTGGTCATATCCTAAAGTAACAATTCATAATATTGCTTTAGGACATCTTAATGCAACTTTAACAAAATGGAAATCAGGTTGGACTATTACAATTAATAATGATGCATTTGATAATACTCAAATAAAAAGAACAATTACAAATACTAATATAGCTGATGCTGCAAATAAAGCTGCCGCAGCAAATCTTACAACAACAGCGAATGCAATTGCTTATTATACAGATACAATTGGTACATTTGGTTCAAAAGCAAGCGCGAATGGTGCTTTATACGCTACTAGCGCAAATGGTTCTTTACAATGGGGGACTTTACCAATTGCTTAGGGCGGTACTGGCGCAACTACAGCGAATAATGCTGCTAATGCTTTAATAAGTGGTTTACCAACTTGGACTGCGGCCCCAACCGCTGATACATATTTTATTCGCCGTGATACTAGTGGTAGCGCAACATTTGGTTAGGTAAAATTTTCTAGTATTGCAAATATTACTAATGGAAAAATTACATTAGGACCTTATTCAATTACTCCAGTAACTAGTGTTAATGGACATACTGGTTCATCTGTTAGTGTAACTGCAAGTGACTTAGGCTTATCTAATGCTTTACATTTTATTGGCCAGGCTACTCAAACTATTACAAATGGCGGTACATAGCATCCAACTATTGCTAATGAAACATATGATGGTACTGATGGCGATGTTGTTATAGACAATAATGCATTAAGAGAATATGTTTGGAGCGATGGCGCATGGTTGTTGCTTGGATACACTTCATCTTAGATTTATGCATAGCCTTCTACCGATCCTGCTACAAATCAATGGATTTCTAAAATCACTTAGAATACCGATGGCACAATTAGTGCTACTCTCGGAACATTAGACACAAGCGGAACTTGGTCTGGTACAGCTTCAAACGTTTCTACAACTGCAAATACTTCTAGTACACTTTATCTTGTTGGAGTTACAAGTAGCACTGCATAGGGCCTCAAACGTAGTAATATCACAATAAAAGGAAGTAATTTTACTGCTGGTAATTGGCAAGCTTCAACTATTAATATTTTGTACGGCGGCACAGGCGCGACTTCTGTTAATAAATATGGTATTCTATACGGTAATTCTAATCAAGACGCATATGCTTCTACTAGTACGGGTGATGTAGGATTAGTTATTATTGGTGGCGGGACTAGCGCTGCTCCTAATTGGTATGAAGGCTTAACACTTAGCGGAGCCGGCACAGTCGCATCTCCCTATTTAGCTACTTTTGGCGGAGATATATCTATAGGCGGTGGATTAACATTAGGAGACTCTACTAATTGGGGTGATGAATATACTCCAATTTATTGGAATAATGGTGTTCCGGGAAAGGTGACAACAATACTAAGAGAAAGTTTTACTCTTGGAACATCAACTATGTCTAGTGCAGGTACAGTTACAACCACAATAACAAATAATACATCTGCAAATTCACGTGTAGTATAGATTGTAGTTACTGATGGTTTTTCTAACTTACATTCTGTAATTGAATGGTAGCTAAATAGCTCTAATCAAATTTAGCTATCTGCGACAACTCAAAAAGTCGTAAGTGGATATATTCTTTACATAAAATAAACATTTGACAACTTATTATCAAATGTGATATAATAAAGAAAAAAGGAGGTAATATTTATGGATATTACTCAAATTTTACTTGGTGCAATTCTTGTTTTAGGTGGTCTTTTTGTTTTAATTGCTTGGCCTTATATTAAAGCTCATGTATCTGTAGAATAGTTATCTATGCTATATGGTATTGCTAAAACCGCAGTTTATGCCGCTGAAAAGATCTTTGGCGCGAAAATGGGTAAAGATAAATTAGCTTATGCTTTAGGATTAGTAAATAGATGGCTAGAAACAAAAGGTCTTAAATTTGATGAAGATGTTATTAGGGCCGCAATTGAGGAACAGGTAAAGAAACTAGACATTGAAGATTGGGCTGTTATTGACGATGCTCCCGAAGGAGAAGAATAAAAATGAAAGCAACTGTTATTACAGCTGATAAAGGAAAATTAAATTTGCGTGCAGAACCTAACAAACAGAGTCGGGTTCTCGCGCAAATCCCTTACGGGGCGAACTTAGATGTAGAATATTTTGACAGTACATGGTCTAAAACTTCTTATAAGGAATATACAGGCTATGTAATGACAAAATATCTATCATGCGGGAATCCTATAACGAAAAGTGATTTACAACAAATTGTCAATAGTTTAAAAGCAACATTAGAAACTATTGAGAATATATTAAAATGAGGTAATTATGGAAGAATTTGGTTGTCCTTATTGTTGGGATAATAAAAAGAAAAAAGAAAAAGAATATTTGTGGTTTTTTGATGCCGCAAACAATTTAAGAGAGTGCGACTACTGTCCCAAGTGTGGTCGCAAATATGGGGAGGAAACGGTAAATGAATACATGGAGTCAAAATCAAAATTAGAATAACATTGGATTTAATCCATATAGTTGGAATAGAAATCCCATATATCGTGCAGATCCGATTCATGGCGAAAATGCTGCATGGCAATTTCCAATTGGGCCAAATAGTGAAATCTATTTACCAGACGCGGATGAAGATATTATCTGGTGGATTCGTACTGATATGAATGGAAGTAGAACAGTTCAAGCCTTTGATGTCAAGCCGCACGAAAAACCAGATCCTGTTGATATGTAGGATCTAATGGAAAGATTAACAGCTGTGGAGGATTGGATAAATGGCAAGTAGAATAAGTCAAATGCGAAACGCAGTATTCCAACAGTAGTCTCTGAATGATTCTATTGCTCGTACCCGCGCGATTATGCAACAGATCCAGGCCGCGCCAAATCCTCAAACTACTATGGTAAATTTATTATCATAGAACCCGCAACTTGCTTCTCTTATTAAAAGTAATGGAAGTTTAGAAAATTACGCGCGCGAACTTGCATCTGAAAAAGGTATTGATATTAATCAACTTATTAATCAATTGCAAGGAGGATTGCAATAATGAATACAATTAAATTAAATAATCTTGAATTAAGGGTAGAGAGTTATAATAAGAGTACTTATTTTAATGGACAGGATATTGCGAGTAATGCTAATTGTAATGTAATTACTTCTGATATTGCTACTTTACTAGCACTAATGGAAGAAGAAATTACTTCTATTCAAATTTTTAGTGATGAAACTCTTATTTATAATCTACAAAATATTACCGCACGTATAGAAAGTATTAATGAGTATCTAGATGGTAACCGTATAAGTGTTAACCTTAATTTTAATTTTAATGTTAATACTAATGAAGAGGAAACTAATATTTGACATTTTTTTTAAATTATACTATAATATATATAGAAAAAGGAGGTTAGGAACTCCTAATTCTATATAAATTATAATAATATATAAGCATAAGGAGGCTTATAAAAATGCTAAAGTATTATAGCGATGTAACCAATAAGTTTTATGATTCCCCGGAAGAGGTAAATCAGGCTGAGTTTGAACTCAAGCAGAAAGAAAATCTTGAAAAGATTCGTAAAGAGCGCGAAGCAGCACTAGCAAAGGAAAAGAAAGAAAAAGAACTTGCAGAACGTAAGGAACTTGCTGGTAAGGTAGATGAAGCTCGCAAGAATTATCTTGCAGCACAGAAAGAATACCGTGAACAGCTTGAAGGCTTTTGTAAGAAGTATGGCACTTACCATTATACTTGTGAAAATGGTGAGGAAATCCCATCTCTATTCGACTTCTTTGGCAATCTTTTGAGGTTTTAAGGATTATGGCGTAAGCCATAACCTTTAATGCCCGTAGGTGTGCGGCGGCACAGGCGGTCTCTGAAAATTTGGACTCTTATTGGGAAACCTTTAAGATGCAGGAAGCCTAAACGAAGAAAATCTAAATACTTAGGTGATTAAATGATTAGTAAAGTATATTAGTATTCAGAAGAAGAATTTATTGAATTAGTTAATACATCAAAAACATTACATGAAATTGCTCATAAAATGGGATATTCGCCAAATGGACGTCATTCTTATGATTTAATTCGTAAAAGATGCCAAGAATTAAATTTAGATATAAATCATTTAGGAAGATGCTCTGGTAATGAACAAGTACCTATTGTTCAAAAATTAGATGATGTATTAATTGAAAATTCTTCTTATCAAAATATGGGTTCTCTTAAACGTAGATTAATACGAGAGAATAAATTAGAATATAAATGTGCTTTATGTGGAAATAAAGGCATATGGAATAATAAAGAATTAGTTTTACAATTAGACCATATTAATGGTAATCATAAAGATAATAGACTAGAAAACTTAAGATTATTATGTCCAAATTGTCATTCTCAAACAGATACCTTTTGTACAAGACAACTTCGTGCTAAATCCGAGTAATCGGTAAATGTGTAGAGACTATATAGCTTCCAACCTAACCTATTATAGTATGGTTAAGACATAGTCCAGACCACAACAGAAATGGCTATGGAAACATAGTGTGGTAAAGAAAACCGCAGCCTCTGAAGCGAACGGACTGGGTTCGACTCCCAGGCGGGCAGCCAATTAAATATCGACACACACAGCAAATTATATTGTCACCATTTATTTTGAGAAGACCAGGCAAAACTTCGATGTGTCGAGTGTTCGCACCATGCGTATGATGGTTTAGTATCTCTGCCCTCCAAGCAGATGGAGTGGGTTCAATTCCCACATGGTGCTCTTAAATTACAAAATTTTATATTTGACTTTTAATAAAAATTCATGTATAATATATATGTAAGATGAAGAAAAGGAGATTTAGTATGGAACGGATTCAGTTTTCTTATGAGTTTCATGATAATGACCAAGACGGAGACAATATTAAAGAAGTTTTCCGCACCATTAAGAAAGATGGCTTAAATTGTGCAGAAGTGTGTGAAGCTTTTGTAGACTTTATGACTTCTGCTGGTTATACCGAGGAAAACATCGTTGATTATTTTAATCAATAATGGGCACCAGCTTAGTCGGTTCAAGCAGTGGTCTTATAAACCAAAGAGGTTGGGTTCGATTCCCAAGTGCCCTACTACCCGAAAACCACAGGGAGGAAT